ATGGCACAGCAGCAGGTTACAACTATACGTCCAACCGGCACGTTCCCATAGGGTCGTGTGGTCCCGTTGGATCTCTACGTATAGAGGCAAAATAAAGTTGTAATATTAGCAATATCTAGTCAGTTGGCGGTTGAGTTTCCTCTGTAGGAGCTTTCATCATATTTAATATGTCTAGCTCTAAGCCTAATGCGGGGCGACCCCAACACCAGTACTTATCCATGTCTACATCCGAACAACCTCCTATGAGACTCGGAAGCTGTAAGAGTGGAAGACCACTGACTAGCTGCGTTTTAAAGCTAAGTTTCTCATATAACAAACAACCTGTGTTGTCGTACCGACAGACTGTGTCTTCTTCGTCTACTGCATTTACGTAGTAGAGGGTAAGTCTCTTGAATGAACAAAAGTTATTCTCGAGTACTTTAGCCCACCCTTGCGGGGGTGATGAAAACCAGCTGAACGGCTCTATATCGAAACCTTTTTGGTAAAGTAATTCATGCTTTGCCTTGTCATTGAGAAAGCTACCAAACGTTTCTTCAAGAACTTTGGTAAATGTGGCAAAACGCTTCGGCCAGCGAGTAGTATTATACCGCTTTTCCTTTTCACTATTGGAAAGGATGGCTGAAAACAGAGCCCCACGCATTGTGGTCTCTATTGCCGCGTCCTCAGTGACATAGCCCTTTTCGGCAAAGAATCTGAGTTGCTCCGCCATGGAGCCATATGGAGCATTAAGCATCGCTCTCAATTGCTCTACATCGTATTCTCTCGGAATTGGTAAACCGAGGTACAGTGCCATCTCTGGCAGGCTGTACTCCCTTAGCATTTTACTTACTAAGGACTCGAAGGCATAACCACGTTTAGTGCCTGAAGTTACCATGCCCGTAGCAGCTTTGAGTACTGTACGAGGCATGAGCCCACTAACAGCAATGTTAATGAGCTTACGCGATGCGATGTGGTATGATGACCAATCCTCCTCTAATTCATTAGAGTCGACGTATAAATCTAACCCCCCTAGTTTACTAGGCAACAACAAATGCTTAGCAATATGTTTATTGTGCTTTGTTGGTAGATAAATACGCATGCGAAAGAGGAATCTGTCTCTGACAGACCTTATCCATTCGCGTGGGAAATAGTCACGATTTAACCATCTTAAAGTGGAGCCTAAACTCCTTGCTTTTCCGATGGCGACGTTTTTTTCGTCAAGAGTATCAATTGATCTCGAGACCGGAGATAAAAGCCGAACTTTTACGGAGTCAACAAAAAGTGATTTCTCGTAATAATCCGTGCTACGGTTGATTAGCGAAGGCCCAATTTTAAAATTGGTCGACGACGTTATCATTAAAACCTTCTCCGTGTATTTGACAATTTTACCGATGGCATGGGATGTTAAGGAAATTTTATTTCCCCAATCCAAATGGTTGCGAGTGATTCTCTGCAAGTAAGGAATCGGACCATATGCTATATGGTCATCGCCACCTACTCGGAAAGCTCTGCTGTCATCGGGGTCGGATTTAAACCCGCCTAGTCTCTCGACTAGTAAAATTGGATCACATAGATATCTGTTTAACTCGCAAGCACCCTCAGGGTTGCGCTTGTTTGCAGAAATTCTCCATGCGTTTTTGTAGTGAAGGAAAGATTCTTCCTCAGCGCATAGGCCCATAAGTGTCAAGATGGATTTTGTCATGGGTTCGCCCATCATAAAACCTCTCGTCTTTATGGCTACTTTTTTCTTACCATCAGGATACGTCATTAGGAATCTTCTTCCAGAAGACACTAACGCCAGACCCAATTGTACGAATGGGTCATCCTGCAACCCCAAACCGCACGCGAAACCGTACAACGCAGTACGGCCACTTATATGCGGAATGTGGTCAGTCGCTTCTTTGAGGTCACTAGACAATAGTCTATAATCCTCATCAGCGAAGGTAACGTTTTCCATAGCATGTAGGAATAGCCAGGCTTGATCTGCCCTACACAATCCATCCTTAGCAGATGGAAGGAAAGCAAGAACTTCTCGAAAGAAATGCCCAACTGCTTGTTGCAGCACAACGACCCACCACTTAGTGGTGGTGACAATACGTGCCTTGCCTCCTGGTTCACAGGAAACAGCCGTTCGTGCATCTAATATGACATCAGTGACGTCTTCTTGAGATCCTAAACGGAATTGACGAAGTTCGCCATTAGTATTAAACAATTGCGATTTTCTAGCTTCGGTCAGAGCGCAATAGTAGATCTGTAAGCCTAAGGCTTCATCAAACCCCCATCTTGCATATTCCGCGGTCCCGGTGTTAAACCGGATATTATCTATTAATTGACCAAATATTGCAGGGTTGGGTTTCTCGGGTGTCGGATTCGGTACTCTGTACGTCTCCGTTCTGCCCCAAGTCCGCCATCTCGCAACACCGGCTTCTTCTTGTACTGTAATGCCCAGCGCAAGCTCTATCCGTGAGGAAACCTCCGGAACTACGGTCAAGATGCGAGTGATTTCCTCCATAATGAGGGATCCTCTGCCACCTTGTGAACACGGACGATCGAAATCGCCGGCCCCGCTGAGCGATATGTGTACTTTGCCAGACGGTAGTTGACCACCGCAAGCATCGTATGCCTTTTTTCCCAAATGCGTTGCAGTTTGGTATAGGCGTTCCATTGAACCTTGTGGAGGGTTGAATGGTTCTGTGACACTCTCTAGAAAAGTATCTAGACTTTTCTTGATGGCTTTCACTCCCCCGCACGGAAA